CATCACGCCGCCAGGGATTACCGCAGGAGGACCGATTGACACGACCACGATGCGCAACACAGCTTGGCGCACATTGACTGGACGCAGCCTAAAGACGTTCACTCCCATTACGGTCACCGTCGCTTTTGACTTCCCTTCTCTCAATGCAATCCAGTCCGAAATAGGTGAGAACCAAATCATTGTTCTTACTTTTCCGGAAGGGGCAACCGTAACGTTCTATGGTTGGATAGAAGAGTTCGTGCCGGCGGCTTTCGTTGAAGGAGAACAGCCAACGGCCAAGATGACCATTCAGCCAAGCTTGAGCAGTCCGGCTGGACTCGAAACTCCTCCAGTCTATAACGACATCATTGTTGAACTGATCATTGGTTTAGAATACACCGCCTATCCGTTATTTGAAGACGAGAACAATATCATCCGCGTTCGTGTAAGCAACCAGACTTTGATCCGGGATGCAGAGGGTTTGGTGGTCATTGTTGAGCTCCCGCCTTCGTTTGCGTATGTGTCCTGTGATTTTCCAGCCACGCTGAACGGCACCACGCTGACCATACTAATGGGGACGATACTCGCTGGGTCGAATGGCCAGATTGACGTTGTCGTAAATCCATCCACATCTGGCACGCATATCATGGAAGCTTCGGTCAGTGCCACAATTAGCTTCATTGATGAAGACAACTCAACCCTGACGGTAGAGGATTCGTTTATCGTATTCGACCGTGCGCTATGTGCTGTAACTACCATTGATGGCTTTGTGACGGCTGGAGGCGATTTGTTTGATTGTTATCCAATAGGCGAGATCCTTGATCAGTTCGACAGAGGCGACCCCCAGATTCCATTGCTCGGCGGCACCGGGTTTACTGGTAACTGGGTTGTGATTGATTCGCCGTTCGTTGTTTACGGTGATGACTTTGACGACTACGCGGACATGGACCCCATCAATACGTCATTGGCAGGAGGAACCGGTTTTGCTTCGGCTTGGAGATTTAATTCATGAGCTCATCTATCGCATCAGTTACCATCGGCGCTATTCCTGACGCACGCCTCGTCCTTAACAACTCACAGGCCGCGCGCATCCTGTCGATTGGCAACACCTGGACAAAGCTGCGGATTGCTATGCGGTTTGCAGTAGGGGACACCACCGGTGACATTCCTGGAACGCCGCGTCTGTCCATTGGGGTAATGTCCTCGCCAACATCCAATCTTTCCAATGGCCCGCTCGGTGGCGCGGTGTCCAACTTCTTTGGAGTGATAACGAATTCCGGAACATGGACACGGGAAACCAATAACTATCACCTCTCACAGACCATTCCAGCCGCCACTCGGCTTGTCAACACTACCACTATTTTGTCACCGGTGTCGAGCAGCATCATCCGAATTTCGCAACTACCGTCCACGAAACGAAATGCCTTTTTCTTATTCATCGACAAGGGAACAGATGGCGTAGGTGATTGGAAGATAGCCTCCGTCCATAAGACTTCTGTGGACAGCACAGATGTGACATACGCCCAATTGGTAACTGCAATGGAAGTCACACCAACGGAGCCGGTGCTTACCACTCGAATCACCGCCGTCAGAGACACGCTTAACTCTTTGATTGGAGTGCCGTCCAATTACGCGTCGAGCAATTTGTCAGCCACCGCTAATGTCAACGAGGCGACTAATGGGCCTTTGAATGCCATTGTGATCGCGTGGGACAAAGTGATTCCGTTCTACATCTCGGAGGTGATCTTCGCCAAGCAAGCGTAACCTATGCCAAATCCCTCATTACAGGATGCAATCAAAGAGGCGTTTGCTAGTGCCCCTTACAACAAAGTCATCCTAGATACTCTCGAGATACGCCAGCCAACAGTCCAAGATCCAATCTTCATCGTAAAGTCCACACGGCCTATCGTAGCGATTGATGAAAACTCCGTGTCGCGGACTTATCGGCCGGCCGGTTTTCAATTCACAATGCCATCGGAGAATGAGGAAGGGTTCCGCAGTCTTACCATTGCCGTTGATAACATTGACCGGGCAGTGAGCGATTTTATTCAAGTCGCTAAGTCCACCAAGGTTCCAGTGCAAGTGATCTATCGTCCGTATCTAGCGGACGATCTCACGCAACCGGCCATGAACCCACCGCTTTCTCTTTACTTGAAGGACATTCAGGTGAATGAGTTTCAGGTGACCGGACGTGCTACGTTTATGGACGTGGTGAATCAGAAGTTCCCTTCAGAGCTTTATACACGGGCACGCTTCCCGTCCCTAGGATGAGTAACCATTGGGCAACGAGTTATATCGGCATTCCTTATCTCGAAGGAGGACGGCATCGCATTGGTTTGGATTGTTGGGGACTTTTGCGCCTTGTTTACCTTGACCATGAAGGGATTGAGCTGCCTTTGCTGCCCGGCATAACAGAGAAGAACATACTGACCATATCGCGAGAAGTAGTCGAGCAGCTGGAAAGCTATTGGACAGAGCTGCCGTGCCCCTTGGAGCGATCGGGCGTTGCAATGAGCCTACAAACAGTGCCCCACCACGTCGGCATCTGGACGAACGCGGACGGCGGGAAGGTGTTGCACGCCTGGAATGGCAATTCTGTCGTCGCTGAAACGCTGCGCAGTCTGAAGACAAGAGGAATGCGGACAATTAAATTCTATCGCTATGGCATTCATCATTGAGACGGTAGATCCGTTTAATCCTCTGAAAGGGATGCAGAAGCACGAGCACCCTGGTTACATCACGATTCGTGCGTGGCTGCAAGAGCAGTATCCAGGGTTCCTCGAATTCGACAAGCCTACCATCTGTTTGGTTAATGGGGCGCCGGTTCTGCGTGAGGACTGGGACAAACGAGAGATTCTGCCAAATGACATTGTCAACTTTGTGGCTGTGGTTGGCTATGAGTGGGTGGCAATCATTGCGGTGGTTTTGGTCATAGCGCTTGCGGTTTACATGGCGGTTACCACGAAGACGCCAGAGACGCCCGGCGAACTTCCATCATCCTCCCCTGTTTTCTCTACGCAAGGCAAGACGAACACCATTCGATTGGGTGAGCCGATTGAATGCAATTATGGACGGAACCGGATTTACCCGTCGCTCGCTTCACGTCCATTCTTCCGTTACGTCGGCAACGATCAGTTTCAGCACACACTGCTCTGCATTGGACAGGGCGAGTATTCAATTGCTGACATATTCATCGGCGATACGCCGATTGCTAACTTCGAGGAGGTTGAATACGAAATACTGGAACCGGGTGATGTGACAACGTTGTTCGCCACCAATGTGGTGACTTCAGTTGAAGTCGGCGGGCAGACGCTCTACGCGCCCAACCAGCCAGAATACGTGGCACCGGGTTGGGTAGGTCCTTTCCCGACGAATCCATCCGGCACAGAATCGGCGCATCTGGAAATTGACTTAACGTTGCCGCGAGGACTGTATCAAACAGACCGCAGAGGACGCCTGTTGCCAAGGACAGTGACGGTGGAAGTTATGTATCGGCGAATCAATGACGTAGGAGCGCCGCTGACGGCCTATGCCTCGTTCCTAGATGACTCGACTATCACAAAGCGCACCACAACACCGCAGCGCCTTACGTTTGAACGAGATGTCACACCTGGCCGATATGAGATTCGTGCTCGCCGGATAAGCAACAAGATCGGGCAGTCCTTCGGAATGGATCAAATCAATTGGGAAGGGATGCGCGGGTTTATCACTGGCGATGAGCCGGACTATGGTGACGTGACGATGCTGGCGGTGAAGATTCGCGCCACTAACAATCTGAATTCGCGCACGCAAGAGAAGTTCAACGTTGTTGCCACGCGCAAGCTGCCTATTCGAGAATCGGACGGCAGTTGGAGCGCGCCTGCTGCTACACGTTCAATCATTTGGGCTTATGTAGATGCTTTCAAGGCAGACTACGGCGGCCGAGTGGCGGATATGTTCTTCGATTGGGACACACTTGAAGAGCTGGATGCACTTTACGCGGCACGCGAAGAATACTTTGACTGGACATTCCGCGACCCAATTACAGTGTGGGACGCAGCCAAGACAATTGCCAGGGTCGGACGGGCAGTGCCGTTGCTTTCCGGTTCATTGATCACAATGCGTAGAGATGGGCCGCTCAGCGTGCCTGTTACCCTGTTCACGCCAGACAACATCGTCAAAGGCAGTTTTCAATATGATGTGAAACTGTGGGAGCCAAACGATTCCGACAGCATCGCAGTTGAATACACGGAGGTGGAGACTGGCTATAAACAGGAAGTGGTGATATGCACTTTGCCTGGCGGCACCACAGACCGTCCAGAAGATGTTCGGATTGCTGGCGTGCAGGACCGCTCGCACGCGTATCGTGAAGGACTGTTCCTCTATGCTTCGCGTTTGTATCTGCGGGAGAACATTTCGTTTGAAACAGGAATGGAGGGATTCATTCCAAGTTATGGTGACTTGGTTTCGGTTGCGCACGATGTGCCGCGTTGGGCACAGCATGGCTACATCTTAGCGGTCGAGGAAGTGATAGGTGGGTTTCTGTTGGCGGTGACAGAGCCGTTGGAGTTCAGCGAAAGCGGTGGCTACCAAATCCTGTTGCGTGCGAAGAACGGTGACCTGCTCGGCCCGTATGACACCGAAGAACAGTCCGACCCCAAAACTGTTTTGATCCTAGTTCCAGATTCTGAGATTGATTTCCTGTTAGGTGGCAGAAGTGAGCCAATGCTTTTCCTGTTTGGCATCATCGACATTCAGGTAAAGCAAGGGAGAGTGGTAAAGCTAGAGCCCCAAGGCGGCGAGCGCGTTAAGATAACGCTCATCAACAATGCGCCTATCATTCATACATTCGACGACTTAGAACCGCCGCCGCTTACACAGCCCACGTTTCCAGATGATCCTGATCTGCCAAGCATTGCTGTCCTGGACTTGGCACAAGTGCCGCTCGAAACGAGCGTGGCTGCATCTTGGACAGCGGCAACTGGTGCTTTGTCATATATCGTTGAAATTTCTTATGATGACGGTGACAGTTGGGAGCGCGTTGGCACGCCGGTTCATCCGTTCATGGTAATAGACGTTCTCCCTGGTGAAATCACAGTCAGAGTGGCCGCAGTAGCAGCGGGACAGGGGCCGTGGATTGAGAACACCATCGTTGTCAGTCCTATCATGGGGATGAATATCTATGACCCATGGGAAGCGTTGACATGGACGGTGTTTTGGTGGGATGACACAGACATCGATAAGTTCGTGGTGAGCGTTTACAACATCGCTGATCCGGACAATCCCATCTTGGCGCGAACGGAGTCTCCGCAAGATATACCGCAATACACCTACAACTATGCGAAAGCGCTCGTTGATGGAAATCTGTCACGCTTCCATCGGTTGTCGGTTGACGCGATGGTCACAGACGAAGAGACAGGGGACTTGGTAGCCTATAACCTACCGGCCACTATTGATTTGGAGAATTCCATTCCGGAGCCGCCGCTTCATCCAAATTATGAGCTTGATGAGATTGGCTCAGGCTTCGATGTCTTCGACTACCGTTTCTTTTGGGACAATCCGGCCGAGGGTGACACAATTACTGCGAAGCTTTGGGTTTCGCTGACGCCGGGATTTGATCCGGCGCTAGTAGATCCTGTTCGGCATTCTACGGCCGGCACGCCAGGCTACACCAACGTGGCTGAAGAATTGTTTTGGGGATACGAACTGGTAGACAACATCCATCCGAATCTTTATTGGCGGGTAGGATTGTTTGACGTTTGGGGCAATGAGATTTCAACTAATGTATCGGATGAGCAAACTATCGCGCCTGTGTGGCTGCTGGCCGGTGGCGACTGGACAGATGAAGGACGATGGCGCGATGATGAATTCTGGGAAGATTGATTTATGATTACTCACATTGCTGACAACGAGACGGGCGCCAGCGTGCGCGCAAAGCTTAATACACTCATTGACATGCTCAACGCAGTGGGACTCAGCAGCGGCACTGCCGACCCTTCTGGTGATCCGGGACAGTCCACCGCTTTTTATATTCAAACCACCACCAATGCCATTTGGATTTGGAATGGCACGGCATGGGGAATCAAAGCTTAAATTTATGATGAAGAAATTAACTCTATTGTTCCTGCTGCTGGCGGGATTCACCAACGCAGCCACCTTCCCAGTGTTTATTGGAGGGACGCAAGACTACATCACTAACGCGGGGCCGGGCTCAATCATGTTCGTGTTCTCGAACAAGGTTGTGATAACAGTCACCCGGCCTAATCAGTATGTCACGTTCGCTTCCAATGTGTTCATGCCAAGACTTAGCACCAACGCATCACCTGTCTCTTTCATTGGGAAGATAGCAGGCGGAGAGATCGTTGAAACTGCCGCCCCGGTAGGCACGGCCTTCACCCCTGAGAACGCTGAGCTGTGGTCATTCTTCATTCCAAACTATCTTGGTGTGGCCGGCCCGCTGCTAGACGTTGGTGTGCAAGATGGTGTGGGTAACGTGAACATCGTTCGCAATCAAGCGAACGACTACGTTTCTTTACTTGCTCCTGAGATTCAACAGATAGGTGGAACAGATCAAGGACAGCAAACGAAATTGAATTCAGCTGAAGGGTTTTGGGTGCAAGCCAATATCCAAGCGAAGTCGAATCTAGCAGTGACGGGCTCGACGAAGCACCTAGGACCGGTGACGAACGCCGGTTACACCGTCCACACCGGTCCAGTCACCAACAATGGAGCGACAGTGATTAACAGCACCGTTCAAGTCACCACCAGTCCCGCGTTGGGAAAGGTTATGACGTCCGACGCCAATGGTCTTGTCTCATTGCAATTCCCGGCAGGTGGTTCAACTGACATGGGTGGAGCGTATGTGGAAGATGATTTCCAGGCTTACACCAACGGGGCAACCAACATCGTGCTCAATGGCGGTTATGGGTGGGGCACTAATGACGGAAGGATGGACCGAGGAACCAACTACATCGTCCTTTCAACGAACATTTACAACGGCCAGATTTCTTCACGCTTGCAAATCAGGAATGGTGGCTTCACCCGCAAAATGCCTTGGGGCGGTGATTGGATGCGATTGCGGTTGGCGTTACTTTGGCGTTTCCCGTCGAATGAGATTTCCACGAACAATTTCAGTGGTTCCTTTTTCTTTGGATTGTGCAACGGCACGAATGGATTCCCGACCAATCCACCAACGGCTGGACTGACGAATGTTCCTATTTGGTGGGGCATCGGTGACAGTGCGACAGTGAGTATCTTTGAATACAAAGCAACGGCCGCTTCATTTCATACTTACCTAGGAGGCGTGTCAACTCAGGTGCGTTGGCAGTTCTTGAGGGTGACGAATAACTCTTACGGCGTTACTGGCCCTTCCGGCGGCAGTGCGCTGTCCATTGCACGTGATGCCGGCAACTATTCGTGGGTGATTTTGAATGTCGGCCGATCAGTTGTAACCAACGTGGCTTTGAGTTCTGGAATAGGTGTTCCGAACAATTCTCAAATCGCTTTTCACCGGCCGAATATCGCGATGGCGAAAATCATCATGCAAGGGGACGTGACAGGCACGCGCACTGGTATTCCGACAGGGTTCGATCTAACCAGCGGCACCGATGCGAGTATCGTTGTCAACCCTGATCTCTATGGCGCGTTGGATTCGATCAACTTCGCTTGGACGCGGCCAGGAACAAATGCTGTGGAGATCGCAGGCTACGCTGTGATCAAACTTCAGTGATCAAAGAGTGATCAACTTGCCAGTGGCGTAGGCTTCGTTATGGGTGACTTGGATAATCTGAATGTCCATTTTCTCGGATAACTCTTCAAGCATGGAACGCACGTTGTCCTGATACTGTGCTGACACAAACTTAAACGGCTCGTCCAGCACAATTATTCGGCTCAGGCGGGGCCGGCATAGCACCAGGCACGCGACTCTGAGCGCAAAAGCTGCAACGTCCACCATCCCGCCGCCCGCTGCGTCCACGGGGCTCACGTCCAGTCCGCGTCTTACGAAGCGCAGGTGGGCTTCAGTGCGTCCACGTTTGCGCTCGAAATTGATCTTCAATTCGTAAGGATCATCGAACACCGCGGCAAGGCAGGAGGACACAACCTCAGAGATGCGTTGGTGTGCTTGTTGTTGGACAGCTTGCGCGAGGTGTTGAAGAATCGCTTGTGCGTCCTGCGTATGCTTCAAACGCAATGTGGCTTTCTCGAGGGCATCCTCTTCACGACTAACGGTGTCACGTAGAAGCTTGAGTTTTGATTCAAGCTGGCCGACAGCCCGTTCTTCCTGTTCCAATTCAAAACTGGTCACTCGTCGACCTTCTTCCAGTTCTTGTTGTAAGTCTCCAGCGCCTCTTCAAACGCTTCCTCGGCTTTCTTCGCTTTCTTCTCCAACGCTTTCAAACCCTCTTTGGCGGATTCGAGATCGTTGAAGTCAAATTCGTTTTTGAGCCGGGTGGTCAGAGTGTCCAAGCCGCCTTGCGCACGATTGCTTTCGCTACGTGCGAAGTCCACGGCCTTTTTCAACTCACGGTATTTTTCTTCAGTTAGTGTCGCCATTTGCTTCCAATGATTTGAGGATGATGTCTTTCACTTCAGGTTCTATGTCGTCCTTGCGCAGGTGATTCCGGCAAGCTTCTTTGAAATCCAGTCCTTGCTCTCCAAGCATTTGCAGTTCTTCAATGAATTGTTTCATGTTCAATGGCACTTCCGGCCGCTCAAGCACGTCGTCCTGGAATTCGTCAATGGAGGTGTCGAGCTTCTGCCATGTAACCGTGCCATCACTGTGCAGCAAAGCCATGCACGGCTTGCGGCCAATTTCGTCGGACTTGCGACGCATAAAGCCGCCGATGTTGATTACTTGACAGTCACCGGCTTCAGCGGAGAAGCGTTTGTGGTTGTCACCAAAGAAAGCCACGTCATAGCCTTTGAGCTGCTTCTTGTAAGCACCAACTTTCGCTTCGTCAGGCGCGCCGGGATAGGACTTCCCTTCCATCCAGCAGTATTTGTGGACGAGTGCAATTTGGAGGACTTCCGATTCTTTTCGCGGTTCAATCTCTTCGTTCCAGCCAAACCCGCTAACTTGAAACGCGTAGAAGTCCTTC